GCATACATTTGGATGTATATCGCCCCGCCGTAGCCATATGACGGCACGACCTCGACAGGTCCGCCGAGCAACGCTACCGCTGCATTGATTGCCCCGTAACCCTGATCCAATGCCGGAACCGTGGGGGTTGTCGTAATTGTTACGACAGACGATCCGCGAATCAATCCGGGGATTTTGTCGGCGACGGTCAATGCGTTTGTCGCAATGCTGCTGATTGTCGTTGTCCAAAGTCGGGCGTTATACAGCGGCACGGTGATTTTTTGACCTGCGGTAAAAAGCGCCCCATTGGTCACATCAATAACATTTCCCCCCGCTTTTATTGCAGTGGCAACAGTCAGTCCAGTTGAGCTGTGTAGATACACGTTGCACTGTTGCGCAATCGAGCAGCCGAAGACAAGCAACTTCGGCAGTGCGTTCATCGCTGGGATTCCAGGGGGGCGTTTATCGCCGCACGAAACTTCAATCCCCCCGGTGAGTTGGTTGAAAACACCCTCGACAGGAACCCCACCGGAACCGCCGGCCAGCGAGCCCATAAGCTCGGAAACCAGAATCCCGTCGCTCTCGGCCAGCCGGCCAGCAGAGTCGTAGGTGAAATTCACCGCCTGGGTGGTCGTTCCACCGCGCACGGCACGCACCGACTGCGGGTTGCCGGCGGCGTTGCGGACGCAGGTAAAGACCTGGCTGCCCTCCTGCCAGACCAACAGCCGACCGGCCGCGTCGCGCTCAAATACCTTGATTTTGTTCATTGAGATTCCTGTTATTTTTCAGAGTTGAAATCCGAGTCGTTGATAGCCATGACGGCGACAACGGCCAGGACGATGAACACGACGGCTGCGACAACTGCGGCGGTGATTATGAGCGGCGGCATCAGAGGTCGCCCAGGCGATAGACGGCGGCATCACGGCGGCCGAAGTCCAGCTGCTCGTCGATCACGCCAGCGAGGGACTTGGTGAGCGGATTCTTTTCATCCGCGCCAGCGCCCTCTTCATCTTCTTGAGCCGGGCCTTTTGCGCCTTTGCCGGGTTTAGCCGAGCCATCAGCGTCCGCGCCATAACCTTCGACGTCAGCGCCGTCGACCGTGGCTCCCTGTTCCTTGATTTGTTCGACATCCTGCTCCCCAGCATTCTGGTCTTGTCCCGGCGGAGTTGGGCCGCCTTCGCCTTCCTCTTCGTCACCGCCGAAGTCCTCCGGCGCCTGGGCCTGCTGGATTTGCATCCATGGGCCAATGAGCGACGGATTGAGCGGAGCATCGCCAAGCGGGCCTTCCATGGCGTCCAGACCTTCCTGGGCGCGCATTTCATTGACCGTCAGCACCATGGCGGCGCGCTTCTCTTTGACCTCGGAATCTTCTTCGACCAGGCCAGTCCAGCGGAACGCGTACTTGTCCGAGAAGTCGGTCGTCACGAAGTCGGTGAACAGGTTCTCGAAATAGGACATGACCGGCAGCAGGCCGGAGTCTTTCGAGGCGGCCAGCTTCTCGCCCGTGTCGCTGCCGGCCAGAGGCGAGGTGTTGCCACCCGAGAACGAGTCAAAGTTGATTTCAGCCGGGCTCATGCCGTAGATGGCGCAGATCAACGAGGTCAAGAAGGTCATCCACTTGGAGAAGTGCATCTCGTCATAATCAACGCCGAACTTCTCAAAGCTGGCCTTGGACTCCTGGTCCTTGGACACCAGGACCGGGACCGACCACTGGCTGTTGACGCCCTTGACCATCGAGTTCCAGTAGCGACGGAAGGCTACAAGGTCTTCGTTGGTGTAGTCGCCGGAAAGGTGCAGCACGCCCTTGGGGATGGCGTTCTTGTCGAAGCCCGTGATGTTGTGGGTCATGGCGTTGAGGAAGCCAGTCACCACCCGCACCAACAACTCAGTCTCGCCGAGGCCATAGCCGCCGACCAGGATGTCCGAGCGCGGATTGCGGGGCTCGTATATCAGGTCGTCGTAGGTGTAGGCCGTCCGGATGCCGCCCTGGATAACCTGCAGCGCAAAGATATCCTCGTCGCCCTTGTAGCCGCATTCCGGCGTCAGGCGGATAGTTGCGCCATCCACCATCGCCATGCCGTCAATGCCGAGGGCGCGGTCGCGCTTCATTTCCGTTTCAATGGCGCATGAGTCGAGGACCAGCGAGTCCCGGACAGCCTTGCCCATGAAGTTCGTAAAGCTGTCCCGGCGCAGGCGCTTCCGTTCGCGCGGGTTGGCTTCCCAGCCGCAGTTCGAAAAGAAGCGGTTCAACGCCTCGATGGATTCCTGCTCGGACTTCGTAATCTGGTGTTCGCGATCCACATGGCGGACGGTGAAGCCCATGCCAGAACCGCCCTCCTGCACGCGGCAGAAGCGCTGCACCTGGCGAATGCGGGTCATAACGACGGCGTTCAGCACCGGAGTCTGATCGACCATCGCGCGCAGAGCGTCGAAGTTCATGGCCGCCGGCTTTTCCCAATACTCGCCCTGCAGGCCAAGCTGGCGGTCGTCCAGGCGGATCGACTGCATACCGGGCTTTCCTTGGTTGGGGCCAGGGAACGGCACGACGTTGTCGCTGATCGACTTCATGAAGTCTGGCGACGCCAGCATTTCGGCGATGACCTTGGCCGACATGACGGGAACCGACGACGGCATGGCCGACTTTTGAAGCTCGGCAAGGGCGTCGGTCCGCTCGTCTTGCGGAGCATCCGGATTGAAGGCAACTGAGCGCGCGATATCTTGGGTCATGCCTCGATGGTGAAGTCACGACCGAGGCGGGAGGCCGTGCCGGGAAGTGCGCGAAACTATTTAACAGTTATCTGTTAATAATTATTGCAATCCTGTTAACGTCGGACAATAATCAAGTCATCGAGCAAGGCAACCAAACGGGAGAATCAGCATGACCAGAATCGACACCACCGAGTACGAATTCAGCCACGGCAAATTACCGCGCGGCACGGGCTCCTGGGCCTTCATGTTCGGCCGCAACGGCGCCTGGACAACGGAATTCACGCCGCACCAGATGACCTACACCGCAGCCTGCAAGTGGGCACGCCAGCAGGCGAAGGCCCTCGGCTGCGACCAGATTTCAGTCGGCTCTTAAGGGGAACAGCATGGCAAACCTTTGGAAATGCGACGACGGAACCTACGACATCGTAGAGGAAGCAGGCGTCACCCACATGAACGTGCCGGAATGCACGCTCGCCGCAGCCCCGGAATTGCTGGCTGCCCTGAAGGGAATCATGGCGGAAGTCGCCGGCTGCCAGAAGGATGAGAAGTACCAAGCAGCCCGCGCCGCCATCGCAGCAGCCACCGGGGAATAGGCATGGCCCACTACTCGAAAGACAAGGTAATCGACGGGCTGGTCCGCCAGCTTTTAAAGAGCGGCGAGTGGGTCGTCAAGCAGGGCCGCCACGTTCGGATCGAACACGCCTCGACGCACCTTTGCATCACGGTCCCGAGGACGCCGAGCGACCACCGCGCCGCCCAAAACTGGCTGCACCAAGTCAAGCGGTCCGGCGTCACGTTTCAACCAGAAGGGAGAGCAGCATGAAATTCATCTTGATCGTTTTGAGCCTTGTCGGCCAGCCGCAGTATTCGGTTGGACCCTTCGACAGCATGGACGCCTGCCAGCGTTACGCCACCCCGGCGGAAACCAAGCGCCTGTGCCTGATTACCACCAGCCCGAGGAAATGAGCATGAGCAAGCACACACCAGGACCATGGGGCGAAATGACCATGTCCAGCAACAACCTCACCATCGGCATCGGCTACCCGGAAGGCGACGACCGCGACCACTTTCTGGCCGAGGTGACTTGTGGCGACCCGGACGAACTGGAAGCCAACGCCCGCCTGATTGCAGCCGCGCCGCAGATGCTTCAAGCCCTGCAGGCCCTTGTCCTTGGCATGCAGTACCTGCACGGGAACAAGGCAGACAACGCCACAGCCAAGGCCCGCGCAGCAATCGCAGCAGCCACCGGGGAGCCGGCATGAACAAGCCAAAGCAAACAAAGGCCGCCCGCATCTCCGAGCTTGAGCGCAAGCTGCAGGAGGCGCTGGCCGGGCAAGCCTACGTCTACCACTTCGCAAGCGCGTCGATTGACAAGGCTTCCACGGACCACCTCATGGCATCCGGGGTGATTATTACCCTGACCGTCCTGGGCGGGCGCGAAATCTTCTCCCCGGTGATGATCCGCAACGGGCTCTCCAAGGAAACCATCGCAGCCTTGAAGGCCGACTTCGTGCGCAGCTATGAGGAAGCGATTGAGTTCAAGCCGAAGGGGCCGACCAAAACGGCAGCAAGGAGCGCGACATGAAGGTCAAAGTAGCAGAAGCGACGCTGCAGCAGATTGACTGGCTGGTGGCGTCTCGCGAGGGAGTGGCCGAATTCTTCAAGGGCGAAGTCTGGATCACCAGCGGTAGCGTTTTCAGCGTGAGTCGTCGGCCATTCAGCCCCACAACGAAGTGGTCACAAGGTGGCCCGATCATTGAGCGGGCAGGCATTGACATTAAAGCGCCGCGTCCAAGCTGGAAAAAGTGGTGCGCCTTCATTCCGAAATGGGCAAACGGCGCAGGGATGTATGAAACAAACGCCCAATACGGCCCCAGCCAACTTATCGCAGCCATGCGC